AGTATTTATACGGGGACACTAGAGGAATTAGAAATCCAAGGGAACTTCAATGATAATCCTCCTTCTTATGGTATACGGAGAAGAAGTTTATATATACTTACGGGTAGTCCTATTACTGCTCAAGTAGATGGGCTTCGTTTATGGAGTAAAATATACCCTGCTAACTTTGTTGATCTTACGTTAGCTGAGGATATAGCTGTAGATCCAACAAGTATCTCAGTAGGACTTCCTAGACAATTCCATGAACTCTTAGCGAGAAGGGTTGCAATAGCATACAAGCAATCACGAGACAGACTTACACCGCCTGTCGAAATGGAGCAGAGGTTTGATGTAGACTTCGGTCGTGCATTAGACGCTATAGCAGAGGGAAACCTTGATACTTTCAATACAGTGGTGTTACCTGTAGATGACGGATCTAATTACTAATAACATTATGGCAAAAATTAATATGAGAGAGAATGTAACTCATGAATTACGAGATAAAAACGGAAAGATAAAACCACTATGGAAAGCAAATTTCCTTGGGCGTTTAACAGGACTACAGTTTCCTTTTATGGGGAAATGGGTAGATAAGTTAGTAGTAAGTAATATCATCACTGATGCTGGTAGAGCTGCTGTAGCTGCACGTATGATGGATAATGGTACAGAAGCACAATTTGATTATATCGCTATCGGAACTGATGCTACTGCTGAGGCTGTAGGAGATACTGCACTTGGAGCAGAGGTTACGACTGGAGGTGGAGCGAGAGCACAAGGAACAACACAACGGATAACAACAGACACGACTAATGACACTTTAGAGGTTATCTTAATATATACATTCTCAAGTTCTTTTGCTTTGAGAGAGGTAGGGTTATTTAATGCAGCAAGTGGTGGTACAATGTTAGCAAGACAGGTACATGGACAAGTGAGTGTGAATAATCTTGATCAGTACACGGTGACATGGCGAATAGACGTAGATTAGTAACATAAGAAAACAATGACAGTACTATTAGATCCAGTAAAAAACTTTGCAGTAGTGACGGTCTTCGGACTCCATACTGCTGGCGATACAGCTATACCTTTAAATACAAGTGAAGGAGTAAAACTTCCTGATCCAGTAGGAGACGGGGATTTTAATCTTGTATGGTGGGATGCTACGGTATACCCAAACCCATCGGATGATCCAAATAAAGAGGTTGTACGTGCTACATTAAAAGTTGGTGATACGATTACTGTTACAAGAAACCAAGAGAGTAGTGGAGCTTCAACGAAAAACACACCAGGATCTACATACAAGATGATGGTGACGATGACGAAAAAAACTTACGATGAAATAGATGCTTCACTTCTTACTACCGTTCAGCTTGCGGATCTCACGGATGCTGGTGACAGTACTTTACATTACCATGCTTCTGACAGGGATAGGGATAACCACACTAATACACAAACTACTGCGACATTAAACCAAACAGGTACGGCTGGTGAGACTCTTGCTGCTGGTGACTACGTCTACAGACGAAGTTCTACAGGTAAGTACCACAAAGCAGATAAAGATGTTACAGCTCAAGCTGAGTCTTGGAATATAGTAGGAGTAATAGTAACGGGAGGGATTCTAAACGATCCTATCAAGTACCAGCCTTTAGTAGGTGAGTATACTACTTCAGGGCTTACTAGTGGAGCTACGTATTACCTTGGTGCTGCTGGTGCCATAACTAGTACACATCCTGCTGTAGACGATCCTGACATCATTCCTATTAAGGTAGGAGATGCAGTGAGTACAACGAAGATTCAGTTTGATAGACAGAGAATAAAGAGAAGAGTAATAAAAGGTAGTGGTATAGGTGGAGTTGGTGTAGATACTATTACTGTAGGATTCCCTATAGGATTTGTAGAAGCACATGCTGGCGTTCAATTTAAGCACACGACAAGTGGAGGATTTTATGATGCTGTATCTGGTGTACAACTAACACCTGGAGGTGGAGGTGCTATATTACTTATAATAGGTGAGTTGAGTGGTACTGCTGCTGCTACTGCCTCATTGAATGGTCTTGATCTTGATCTAACATGGGCATATACGATATCACCTGCGTATGCTATCAACTACGTTTTACATATTGAAGAAAAAATCTAATGTATGGAGGAAATGTTTATGGCACAGCGGAGTTAGGTTCACATACTCAGAATAATGCTGCTGAGTTACAGTTAGGAATCTATGAAGTGATTATCCTTGCAGATACGTATTTTCCTGCATGGTCTTTGTTGTATAAGCAGGGACTTGTAGTAACGGATACATTACAGAAACATCCACTGAAGATATTCTTAGAAAAAATAACTCCTATAGATAGAATACGTCTCATCCTTAATGGAGTGATGGCTGGTGTATGGAGGAAAATCGATAAAATAAAATCTGTTTGGACACGTATAATAAAATTCTAAATGCCTGAAATAATCTTAGAAAACTTTTTCTTATCGGAAGCACAAGACAGTCCGCTTGTGTCTAGCACAAACACGCTTACGAAGATGGTGGGTTGTAATGCTCATCGGAGACTAGGTGTTGTTGGTACGAGTGAAGAAGCTGTACAGATAAATGATACTCTTACAGAGGTGAAGGCGATTGTTCCTGTGGATGAAGAACATGTATATATTTTCAGTAGTAATAATATTATTAAGCATAATGTATTTACGAGTACATTTACTCCGATACATACTATAGTACCCGTTGGTACGATAAATGCTGAATACTTTGATGGATACGTATATTACTCTACGGGAAATAAACTAGGACGTTTTAGAGCTATCACGGACGATATGATAGATGATTCGTTTGGTACGTTTAATAATAATGTTCCTAGTGAGCAGAAGCCGATGTTTGTATTGGACCAGAATCTTTATATAGGAGACCAGGATTTAGTGGCTCTTGTAGATTCATTTGGTGCATTTACGCCTGATGCTTTAGACGTAGATAAGGATTTCAAAGTTACTGCTCTTGGTAATATAAGGAATGAGCTTGTTATAGGAACGGCTCCTAAGAATAACTGGTCTTACTGTAAGGTGTTTAGATGGAATACATGGAGTGCTTCATTTACAAATGAGAGTATTGTTGAATCAGATAGAATAAATAATTTTTATAGTGATGATGGTAAGTTATATTTCATTGCTGGTGGTAGAAATTTAAAGGTATATCAATATAGTGAACCATTTTCTCCTGAAGTATTACGTATACCGTCTAATACAACAGGGTGGTTTCAACAAGAATCAGAGGGAATTATACTCCCGTCAGCTCAAGCTATCTTTAATAATAGAGCTTACTTTGGTTTATCGAATCTAATTAATGGAGGTGATTATGATTCTGGTATATACACGGCTACTTCAGCGAAGAGAGGGTTTCCATTAATGGTATCTATGGATTATATACCTACACCTGGGAACTTCTTCAAGACTCAGATTACTGCGATGGGTGCGTTACGTGATAATTTATTCTTCGCTTGGCATGATGTTACTACTGGTGACTGGGGAATAGATAAGATTACTTTAGGTAAGGATCCAAGAGTAAATGATGCATTTATTGAAACAAACTGGATTAGTTTAGATAGATTAAACAATAAAGACTTTTCTGTTTATATCACGTACGCTAATCCGTATGTACCTGGAATGGATGTATCTTTGGTAATAGATAGAAACTACAGTGATAATAATGAATCATTTTATGAGGTAAGACATGATGCTGACAGGAAGTATTTTTATACGCAGGCTGATGTAGCTGGTGCTCATTCGGTAAAGTTTAGAGTAAATATCCAAAACGCTAATTCAATAGTACCGTTACAGATAGAAAAGATTATTATTAAATTCATATAATCATGGCTTTATTTGATGATGTACAGGATTTAAAGACTGAAGTACGTAAGTTACAGGATGAACTTCAGCGTTTAAATGCGAAAGAAGAAGAGATACGGAGACGTGAGGAACGTATAGCTGGTATGGAGAATCAATTAGAGAACCTTACTGTAAAACTAAGTCTTGGAATCCTTGATGAGGTCAAAGAGTTTCGTCTAGGGGTGAAGGATGATAGTATCAAGATGGACAGACAAGGGCTTTGGGTAGGAAAGAATACTTTCTCTGAAGCTGTAAATATAGGAATTAATGGTGTGGATGGAGGAGCAATCGCTATAGATGGATCATTTTATCCAAAAGGCGGTGTAAGTGGCCTCTTTGTAATAAGCGGTGGTGGCCCTGCTGTTACCGTCACAAATGGTATCATAACTAATATTGTATAATGGCTGAGACAAGAATACGTAATGGAGAATCACTAGAGCAAGTAGCTGGTAGAACAGGTACTCCAGTAAATGAACTAGAAATAAATAGTGGAAGACCTATCACTGGAGCGAAGGTAAAGTTCGGTGGTGATCCTGCTAGTGGTAGAACATTAGATGGTCCTAAGACAGTTGACGCTGCTGAAAGAAGTATCGATGTAAATGTTGATGCTCCATCTCCTCAAGAGTTTGCTGCTAAAAATAGAGCTGCTAGTACATTAGGAGCTGATAGGGCTAAAGCTGGTGTTCAAAGTGTTACTCCAGTGGGTACATTAGAAAGACCTACACCTACGAGAGATACGATTGCTACAAGTCCTATAGCTGGATTTAGTGATGTAAGACAACCAAGAGGTGGGTTCTTTGAGCCTGATCTAGTTACTCCAGTACAAACAACGAATCTATTTAATCAATTAAAAAGTGGTCAATTAGATCCTAGAGATTTACAGACAAAGAAAAATATAACTGAATCAGAGAGACAAGCTCTTGCTATACATAGTAGTTTTCAAGGACATAAGAATTTAACAGGTGAAGAATTATTTCAGTCGATACAAAATGGTACTATTACTCCTGATCCTGATAATGTTTTATGGAACGCATTATACGATGGTGGAGCCCCAACAGAGTCTCAGATTGAAGCATTCGCAAAATGGGAGAAACTACAAGATAAAACTCAAGACAGACAAGCATTCTTAAAAGGAGAATTAGTAGAAGAAACAGTAGATGATAAATTAAATAAGACTCAGGATGAATTAAAAGGAAAAGAAGATGCTGGTGATGTTCCTGTAGATGAAGCTGTTGATATTGTAGAAGAAGGCGTTGGTTCTGGTGATGGTGGGACTTCTGGTGATGATTTTGTTATTACTAATGAAGATCTACGTGGAGCTGCTGATCGTCTTATAGGAATGATTAATGCTAAACCCTTACCTGCTTCTGATTTTGAAGCGAACCAAAGAAGACTTCTTGGTGAGTTTGGTATTAATGAAAGAAACGCTCGGATCTCTGATATGAGACAGGAGCTTATAGGTCTTGATGAAAACAGACGTGCTAGAACAAACGCACAGAAAGACAAAACATTATCTATGGGTGTTATTTCTGGGAGAATAGGTGAAATAGAAGCACAAGAAAACGAAAGAAGAACTGTATTGAGTGATGAAATCCAAGCTGAAACAGATGCTTTGAATGCTGCATTTAATGTATCTCAATCAATACAACAAGCTCATGGATTAGATTACAATAGTTCTATAAAGAATTATCAGACAGAGTTCCAGAACGCTCTTGCTGGTATAAATCAATTACAGTCTCTTAGTGTAGAAGATAGACAACGGTTTGCTCAGAAGAGAACACTTGAGAACCAAAGACGAGATGATGCACGTGCTAATATGCAGGTTCTTTATAATAATGTGGGCACTGGGGCTTTAAGTTTAGAGGATCTTACACCAGAGCAAACAACACAGATCAGACAAATAGAAGCACAGGCTGGATTACCTGCTGGTACATTCCAGACATTAAAATCTATTGCTCCTGATTCTCAAATAGTAGGACAAGGAAAACAACGAGTAAAAGAGGATGGGACTATTGTATATGACTATGTGATGCAGGATTCTGATGGAAAATTATCTGTGAAGAGTGTAGAAACTGGTCAGGATTTCTCTAAGATGCCAGCGGATAAAGCTGAACAAGCTAAAGAAATAGGTGATGCTGCTGTAGCTGAATTACGTGTTGCTCTTGATAGTGGTAACTTTAGAGGTCAAAAACTTAGTGATGATGAAAGAAGAGTTATCGAACTTACATTAAATGAAATAGATGCTGCGGTACAAGAACGTGGAGGATTAAGTGAAAAAGAATTCGAGAATTTACAGAAAGAACAATCTAAGACAGTTACTGCTTTAAATACGAGAAAAAATAAACTTATTGATGATATAGATAAAATAAGAGCAGAGAAGACTAAGACAAATCAATTTGGAGTAATGGTTCAACTAAGTCCAGCGGCAAAGAAGGCTATAGATGAAAGAATTAAAAGTAAACAAGATCAAGTAGATGCTATCGATGAAGAGATCGAAGGGGTAAAAAAAAAATCTAAACTTATAGATTTACCTGATAATTTCCAATCTAACACCTCTGATTTCTTTGGAAACTTTGGTGTTATTACTGGTCCACAAGGAAGTCCTAAATGGAAAGCTGGATTAGATATAGACTTAAAAATAGGTGATCCTGTAGTCTCTCCAGTAAACGGGAAGATTATAGCTGTTGAACCAGGTAATAATGGTGGCTTCGGTAATAGAATAAAAATCCAGGATACTAGAGGTAATGAAATATGGCTCTCTCATTTAAGGAATAAAGGTTTCGCCGTTGAAGTAGGTGATGCTGTTTCTGCTGGTGAAGTGGTTGGTCTTGGTGGAAACACGGGATCTGTTATTAGAGGTCCTGGGGGAGATGGATCACATCTTGATATCACTATCCTAAAATCTGGTAGGGAACCTAACTTCTCTAACAAAGGAGCGAATGATTCTTTCTTTACTGCTCCTGAAGTAGATGCATACGTACGTGAGAACTATGGATCTGATGTAGCATTTTCTGATAGTATCCTTACTGGAGACCGTGATACATCTCAGTTCGAATTATCTAATATAGTTAGTGAGGCACTCTCTCTTTTACCGCAAGGTGGTGCAGTTGATACGGCGGAAGACTTCTTTTCAAAACTTGATTCAATAGAATAATATGGCACAAAGTAAATTACTAAGATCAGCTATAGAGGCAGCAATAAGTGCTTCTAGAGATAAAGCATCTCGTGAGGCTGATATAGAAGAACGGACAACTGGGGCTATTTCTCCTGTTAGAACTAAAATAGAATTCTCACGACAAGCACAACAAGAACGAGAAAGTGAACAACAGAGAAATACTGCTCTACAAGATCTTCTTGGTGTTGCTACTGCTCCTATAAGAGCTGTTGGTGAAGCAGGTAAGTTTGCTGCTGAGACAGGATTAAGAACATTAGGACAAGGTCTTGCTGTACCAGTAAAGGCTGCATTAGGAACTACTCAGACACTTATACAAGAGACTGCACGTGCTGAGAGGGCTATAGCAGAGACACCTGAGATATTTGCTAAAGAGTCACAGAAAGAGGGTGTTATTCCTGGTAATGTTAGGGGTAGTATTTCAGCTATAGCGAATGTGGCTAAAAGGGGAATATTTGATCCAGTGGGTACGGCTGTTAGTGCTCCGTTTCTTGCAGGATTAGATCTAGTAAAAGAAACTCCGATCGTAGGAAAGAAAGCTCGATCTATTATTGATACTGTATTAGGTGGTGTGATGGAAGCGGGTGCTGGATTTACTGCGGATCAATTAAATAATACTATTCCATTTACTGACTTTACACTACGTGATGTTCTGGGAGAAGAGGGTTCAAAGGTTATAGAAGAAGCAGGAGGTGAAGCAGTTTTAGGATTTACTTTGTTTGGTGGAGCTAAAGGAATAAAAGTATCTCGTCATGTTGCTGGAGTGTTAGATGAAGTAGTAAATACTCCTGAATTTAAGGAAGCATATAAAGGTGCTGCTCGATCAGGTGATCCTATATTCGCTTCTAGTTTTCCAGGAGGTCCTCAGTTATCGAGGTTTGTTGATAGTTTTGTGAAGGCTAAAAGAGAGATAAAAGAAAAACTTGGAGTTTTAGATTCTGTTTTTACGAGAGAAGCAGAGAAATTTACTAATGTTGAAGATTTTATTTCATCTCAACAGACTTTTTTTACTGGTCGAGGAAAACCTGTAAAAGACTTTAATAATGTGCGTTCTAGAGATATATTCTTTACAAAAAACAAAGATGTAGCAACATATTATGGGGGGGTTGTTGAAAATGTAACTGAGGCATTTATAGATCCCACAAATTTTAAAGACTTATCTACTCAACAAAAGAAAACGCAGTTTGTGATAGATAATTTTGGTAAGGATGATGTTTTAAAACTTTTCCCAAAATTTGAACCACCACAACGGTTTATAAAGGAATTTAAAGAAAAAGCTACAGAGGATTTTGTTAAAAAACAGTTGGAGTTTTTAAAGGATGAATCGTTTTTTGGTGGGAAAAAACAGAAGTTTCTCCTAGATAAACTACGAGAACTTGGTTTTAGGGGTGCTATTTTGGGGGATAAAGCATTGGGTGATAAAGGCACATTTAAAGACACTAGTTTTGTGGTTTTTGATAGGAACTCGATAAAAACTAAAGATCAGCTTGTTGATATATTTAATAAGTCTAGAGAAGTAAGAGATGCAAGTCAGTTACTAGATATAACAAAACAAAATGTATTCAGTAGAGTACGTGATGTAACGGAAGCTCCTGTGATACAGGGTCCAAAGAGAGAGTCAGCGTTTATAAAAGGATTAATAGATGAAAATTCTGGGAGTGATGCTTTAATGGCTGCAATAAGAGAAAACCCACGAAAGACATATAATAAAGCTAACAATAAATCAGTAGAGGACGCTGTAAATCAAATGGGAAGAGATGAATTATTTAGATTAGCTACTGATGAATCACGTCCTATTGATTCAATTACAACAGCATCAGCGGGAAGACTTATTAAAGAATTCGATAGAGAGGGAAAGACTGCTATTTCCACGCAAATAATAGAGAGCTTAGCTGGAAGAGCTACGGGAGCTGGACAGTTTATACAGTTCTTCTCAGTACTTAAAAACCGTACAACTAAAGGAATACTCGATCAGCTTGATAGTGAAGTAGATAAAAGAAAACAATCTGGTCAAAAGAAAGCACGGATACTTCCAAGAGATCGTATTGAAATAGAACAATTACATAAAGAGTTCTTAGAGCTACCAGAAGGTTCTCAGAACGCAGAAGTAAAAGCACGACAATTACAGTCTAAATTAGAATCTGCTGTACCTAAAACATTCGGGGAATTATATTCATCTCTTATACAAGGAGGAATACTTGGACCGTCTTCTTTAGAGAGAAATGTAGTAGAAAATACTTTATTTTTACCAGTAGAAGGTAGTTCAAGAACGGTTGCTGTAGGTGCAAATGAAATAGCACATAAGCTCGTTGGGGCTGAAAAAGTAAATGCATTATCTACTGGATTTAATAAAACATTCGCTAATAAAGCAAAGGAAGCATTAAAATTTCCATTACAAAGAATAGCTGAAGCAAAGAAACAAGGTAAGAATTTCCCAGAAATGGTAGCGCTAGGTGAAACAATGGAGTTTATATTTAATCAATCTCCTTCTGCTGATAAGTTCGATATAAGAACGAATCTTCATCCTGTTATGGCTGGGAAGAAGTTCTATCAAGGAGTAAAAAATAAAGATATTACATTAACTGAAGCGAGTAAATTTTTAATGGAAGCCACTCTCGGTATGTATCCTAAAGCAATGTTCGCAGGATTAACAGGGGGTGATAAACCTACTTTTTCTTTTCATCATTCTAGGGGAATAGATGAGAAGGCTACATTACTAGCTATAAAAGAAACAAAGGATCTTCCAAAGGATATAAGGCAGCAAAAATTTAAAGAAACAAAAGATAATCTTCTTGGAGAACCTACGAGTGAGATGATGGAATTTGCTACGAAAGAAGCTAAAATGGGTACATTTATGCAGAGGGGTATTGTTGCAGATTCATTAAATCAGTTTAAGAAAGGAGTAAAAAAGATTCCATTCGTTGGTAATATAGCTGGTCCAGCGGTGGAAGCTGTTGTTCCATTTGTAACTACGCCAGTAAATGTTGTGTCGAAATTACTTCAATATAATCCTAGTATCGGGTTTTCTAAATCAGCACTAGATTTTATTAGTTCTCAGTTCCAAGGAGAAAGTAAAGCAGCTATCCAAAAGAAAAGAGATGGATATATGGCTATGGGACGTGGTATGACGGGTATGTATCTTACAGCAATGGGTGAGACATTCGCCGAAGAGGGATTAGTTTCTTCATCATTAAGTGATAGTAAAGAAGAAAGAGAATTAGCTTTTGAAGCTGGTAGACCGCCGAACCACTGGAATATTGATGCTACTATAAGATTTATGCAGACTGGTGAATCAGGTGGGTGGCAAAAAGGTGATTTTATTGTAGATGCACGACCATTAGGACTCGCTGGTAATACTATGATCGCTGAAGCTGATCTAAAGAGATTAGAAGAATCTGGCGAAATAGAAGGTGGACTTGATAGGGAAACAGAAAAGATATTTGCATCCTTACGTAACTTAAAAGAGAACACATTTCTTAGAGGATTTGATGATTTTATAAGTGCACTTGATGGTCAGTTTGAAGGAGAAAAATTTATAAAGAATTTTTTAAGAACACTTACTGCACCGTTTTCTCCTCAATTATTAAAGCAAACAAGTAGAGCTTCTGATCCTTTACTACGGGATAGTAAATCAGACAGCTTAGAACAAGGTCTTACTAATATGGCTAAAGAAGGATCATTTATGGGAGAGGATTTAGTACCAAGACTTAGTGTGCTCAATAGAACTATTCCAAAAACACCTGAAGGTAGAAATGCTTATGTATATGGACTCTTCGATATATTCAAAGGAAAGAGGGTACAGAATGATCCACTAGCTACTGAATTACTAAAACTTACTGAGAAATTACCTCAGTCTGAGAGAAATAGTGTTATCCCAAATCATATTCCACAAAAATCACCTGGAAAAGAACGTCTTACAACACGAGAATACTTTGAGGTAAACCAGGCCTTTGGTGAGTTATTAAATCCACGACTCGAGCAAATGTTTGAAAGTGATTTTTACCAAGATTCACCTGTAGACATACAAGCTGCTATGGTAAAAGATATTACTAGTAAAACTAAAAGAGAATATAATGCTACCCGTACAGACAGAGGAATACAGAAGGAGGGAGAATCAGCTTTACAAACTAGTGAATTCTTTAATAACCTAGAAGATAGTCAGATAGGTGGTATACGAGCGAAGTATAGCGACCTTAAACAGAAGGGAAACTCTCATGAAGTAGCCTCTGAAAAATTATTAGACGTGTTTTCACAAAATGGTCTAACACAAAACGACTTGGACACTTTCGAATTACAGTAAATTTTGATAAACTAGGAGCGTAGCAACGTGGAATGCTATACTCCCTTTTTTTTTCTATGCGTAAAAAGAAGTATGGCGTTGAACATCGTGAGGCTAAGCAGGAGAAGGCTATTAGGACGGAAGGTGAGCAGGAATGCCAGGTAACTGGTAAGAAAGAATGCTTAAATGCACACCACAACGTTCCTAAGTTTTTTAATGGACCAGATATGTCGTCTAACTACATCATGTTAGACGAGTCTTTTCATCGTTATTTACATTATATTTGTAATGTAACAAAGAATAATTTAGTGGGGCAACGTATCATGCTCACTAATAAAATCAGTAAGCATATCCATGATGACTCAAAGGTATTAGATACATTGAGAGAAATGGATAAGGTGGATGATAAGCTTATTCCTGAGTATATCCACAATATGATGCATGGTATGCCTGAGTCAGTACAGGAATTACTGACATTTCATTCTCTTGTTTCCTGTTTTAAGACTATACGTGATATGCGTGTAAAGATTATGCAGTTGGAGGCAAAGGGAGCTTCAGTAGTAATTTAACCCCTATTTTATGTTGTACATCGGAGCAGGACACGGAGGTAAAAACAAGCGAGGTGTGATTGATTATGGAGCATTTGGAAATAACACGAATGAATTTCTAGAATGTTCAAAGATTGTCGAAGAAATGTTAAATAAATATAAAGGAAGAATAAGTGTTGTGAAGCAACGTACTGATCTACGTTCTCGTATTAAATGGATCAATGATAATTTAAAATCAGATGATACGTATTTCGAGCTTCATTTAAACGCTGCTGGATCATCACTAGCTCATGGAGCTGAAGTATTCTACAGAGCTGCTAATAATGAATACAAAGTACAGGCTACAGAATACGCTCATCTCTACACGAAGAAGATGGGACTTTGGAACAGAGGAGCTAAACCTGATACGCAGACACGATTCAAAAGACTTGGAGTAATTAGAGACGTTAAATGTAAATCATTCCTTGTTGAACTAGGTTTTATTTCTAATAAAGATGATCTTATGATTGTGAGAAGCCAGGCTGTAAACGGGCTAGCGCACATGTTAGGTCTCGAAAGATTTGAAATCCCTGAGTGGGCACAGGAGAGTGTAGAGAAGGCGAAGAAGAGTGGATTAATAACAAACTGGGATAATCCAGAAGAAATTGTAGCGGGTACAAGATTTGAGCACATGTGCAAAAAAGCTGGAATCTTTACAGGAGTGTCTGGAGACGGTATCGTTCTTTATAGAGCGGCCGTGTTATGGGATCGCTTAGGTATACTTGATAAATTATTACAAGATGAATAGAATTGATCTTCTAATGGAGAAACTGCTCAAGACACCTAAAGGAAAGAAGAGGGCACAGTCGCTTGCGATGAATGGTGCTTTGCTTCTTTATATGATTGGAGGATATTTGTTTATGGAGAAGGAGTATTTGATCGCTATCTTAGCGATAATCGTAGGGTATGGGATGATAGAGACGAGGGAATTGTTTAAGATGTATTTTGATCTAAAGAAAAAGAAATGATTGAAGGATTAGTTCAAACATCCGTACCGTTGAATATAGCATTATTGAGCACTCAAGTGGCGGTTCTGGGTGCTCATTATTACTGGTTAAGAAAGGATAGTAAGTCACATAAAGAAAGACTAAACTCCCATGAAAAAGAAAGTGATGAGTACAAACGAGAAATAGATAGAAGAATAGACCGTATCGAAAGAGAGAACCATCAGACTGCTTTATTCGTGAAAGAAATGCATACAGATATTAAATGGATAAAGGATCGTCTACAGGATTTACCTTCTAAATAGATCTATGGAACAAGTACTTGTTATACGTGATGAATTATGCGATTTAAATACGTATATAAACGCCGAGAGAAGTAATAGGTTCTACGGTGCCACAATTAAGAAGAAATGCACTCAGTACGTTATAAACGCTATTGAGAGCAATGATAAATTAGAGCCTATAACGGAGAAACAAGATTTCTCTTTTTGCTGGTATCAGAAGAATAAAAGAAAGGATCCTGATAATATAGCCTTTGCTTGTAAGTTTGTTTTTGATGGTTTAGTGAAGTCGGGTATTCTCCCTAATGATAACCAAGCATTTGTAGGACGAATACATCATACGATTTTAATTGATAAAGAAGATCCACGTGTCGAAGTTATTTTTTTTGCTAGCTAAATGGGGTGTAGCAGTGCTGCTTTGTTATGTAGTACTAGATTATTACCTGGATGTGTTGTTTCATTTTGCACAATAAAAAAGGGAGGTTTTACGCTCCCGTCTTTTGGATTCAGATTTGAGTCCCAGGCAAATAGTTTATCACTTTTCCTAAAACTCTTTGGTATGGTTGCATAGCTTCCCAAGCCTTCATCCTCCACTGTTGTTCTGTTATTTGTTTGAATGCTGCTGCTACTGTTGCTGAGTGAGAACGTTTTTGATGTTCGTTCATAGCTGGCCAACGGTTTGTTAGTGCTTCACAAAGCATCTTTATATTCTCAACACGTTCCATATTACTTGGCATCTTCTCCTCCTTCATAAGCGATATCATTAATTTTCATAGATATAACTTGAGCTAGAGTTTCAGCCATTGATTCGTCTTTCACCATAGCCATAGCACTTGTGACTTTACTAAGTCTAGCAGTACGTTCATGTGTTTTAAGACTCCACCATTCTATTTGAAGATTTGTCATCAGGTCGATAGCCTTCTGATAATACTTCACGTCTTCGTGTGGTGACATTGTAATATCCTCCTTTTTGATATCGGGTTGTTCACCCATGAATAAGTAATTCATTTCGTCTATATGGTCATTCATCTTCCTTTTCTTCCTCCTTTTCTAGCATCATCGTTGCAAATTCTAATCCAGCCCATCCTACAAAAAATATTAGAATCCATTCCATCAGCTATCCTCCAGCGCTTTATTTATTTTATCTTTTATTTCATTCCTTTTATCACCGTTTTGTATTTTATCAGCCTTATTGAGAAGCCGATAATATATTTGATCCTTGATTATTCCATTTCTCATTTTATGTGCAGTTTCTAAACTAGTGTTTATTTTCTGCACGAGAATATCGTCGTGAGACCAGTGGTCATAAGTAGTCATTTATCTATCCTTTCTGTTTTGTTTTAGTCTTCGGTCAGTTGATCGAAACATCTCATAATCAGCATGTTTAGCTAAGTTATTCAATTTCTTTCGTCTGTCTTTCTTGATAGCAGCGTGTTTGTTTTGTTGAGCTACTCTCGCTTTTCTTGATACATTTTTTACATGTTCAAACCTGTTCATGTTTATTTCTCCTTTTTGTTAGTTCTGGCATTATTTGTCCTAGCGTAATGATAGGTATACCAAATTCTTTTGCAAAAGCTATTTCTTCCCATACACCTGTCGAAACATTCGAACAGATAACGAGATAATCACATTGTGCTACTAATGCTGTACATACTGCCATAATCCTGTGTCGATCTTCTTCGTCATTCATTCCTGTAGACTCGATGATCTTTGCGGGATTAATAAGCATGTGACCTTTCATCAGCATTAGTTCTGCTATAGCATTAAGTTCATTGATGTTTTCAATAAAATCTCCTGCTGTAGCAATTTGATGTGATAAGTAGTAAAGCTTTCTTTTCATTTTTGTTTTTCCTTTCTTATGTCCTCAAACAGAGAGGTAATGACCAAGGATTCGAACCTTGGAGATGTTTAACTGTTACCAGCCATCCCTCCTCTGGAGCCCTGGCTAATGTATTAGTCTTTCTCCGCCATCATTACCTCCCTATTAAAGAACACGAGCATATCTACCTTACCGTACAAATTCCCTCTTTATACATACTACAAAGTTCAAGTGTTTTCATTTTCTCCTTATGTAATTGTATACCTGTAAAAATAACAAGAATAACAAAAGTAGCTATTATTATAACCCCTAAACTAAATATTAAATCATTATCTTTCATACAAGTAAGTTAAAAATTATAATCTCGGCGGTAACCTCATCTCCTCTTCCCTTAGTTTCTCTTGATCTTCCTTAACCCTCCTATATGCATCTTCCCACCCCTTATCATACGCTTCTTTCATCTTATCATTAAAGAGATCCTGCATTGCATCAAGAAATTCAGTTATAGCTAAAGGATTCTCTTTATTAGCTACTATCCAGGCGGATAAGTCTTTAAGTCTATCTGGTGGTGTTGCTTGCACTATGTAGTGGATATCTTTTATTGTGTCCATTGTATCATATTTATAAGGTACCTTTATATCCGTCACAATTGTTTGAAAACGTAATACTAGAACTGTTTTTAAACACTAACTTCTTACCATCTAACTCATATTCTTCAAACTCATATTCTTCAAAAACACTACTTAGTTCATCTAGTCTCATAGGATTTCATTCACATCATAATTATAATCATCTATAATAATGTCTTCTTCATTATTAAAACACTGGCTACATTGTGGAGGGTTTGATGTGAGGAGTCCATCACATACATGGTCTTCAGTTTCTTCCCTAACCTCCTCCCAGAGAGAGTTGTTTTCTATATTACATAGATTTATAAATCCATTATAATTACCTAAACTAGTCGTAATATAATAAGTTTTTTCACCTTCAAGATCTCCTGACTTTTTAGTAAGTTCTATTATGGTGCCTTTCGCGTGAAAGCATGTATCCTCCTTTAATCTGTATTTCTTCATATCTTTCCAATAGTTAATAAAATAAGCGTAGCAAAAGTGGTACTAACAATAATTATTCGTATAGTGCTATCAGCCACTTTCTCAATTTTCTTAGTTATCGCTAGGTATTTTGTAGTATCTGAAGATTGGTTTTGCTCCATTCTTTAATCTCTTATTGAATGATTTTAGGTTGTAGTCTAACTTTGCATTTTCTATTGTCTCACAAGTAGCATACACCTCACTTCTGTAATTATCCCAAAGTTCCATAGCTTTCTCATAATCAAAATTCTGAAGAAGTCTCCTTCTTCGTTTGAATTCGCTGTTCCTGTCGTTTAGTGGTCTCATGTAGGTGGGTGTTTGTGATGTTTTTTATAGCATCGTTCACATCTTCAAGCTCCGTATAAATCAGATCAATACCCTCATTGGTATAATTCTTCATTCGCTTCTTCTTACCCATTCTCTCATACTTCTCTATATCTTTCGAGAGTTCTAATCCACACCTATCTAAATCCTTTCTATCTAGTTGTTCTGGTTTATTCATATTTATTTCCAAAATTGATACCATTTCTTTTTCCTTTGTAGTTCTGTATAACAAAACACCTCCAGGTTATAAAGCCGTTCTTCAACAATATCTAAGTAACTTTCCATAATATCATATGGTGTATCTTTTTTCTTCTCTGTTTTTTTCTTTTGTGTACTAATTTTCTTTTTCTTAAATAGTTTCTTCATAGAGTCTTTTATAAATACCTCTTCAAGAGCTTTGTATACCTTCTTCGTCACCTTTTCTTTTGATTTCCGTATAAGCTGACTAATAGTCCCTTGAGATAATCCAAGCTGCTTAGCAAGTTTCATCTGACTTAGATTATTTTTTGCAATACTCACCTGTAATCCAAGAGCTACACGTTCTTTATCCGTAATAACATAATATGTTTTCTGCATAGGAAAGGGGGTTAAGATATATTATGCAGTTCGTTCTTGTTTTGTTCCTTTTGGTTCACTCACTAACTTACGTAAGTGCTTAGGGTTTCTCCTGTATTTACCTAAAAAAGCACGTATCTGAGCCATCTCCAACATATCGAGGTTGTATTCTCCGTCCATCATATCCATATACTTCCACTTTGATAAACCTATAGCCTCACAAAGCTCCGTATCAGACCATCCTAGTTTTTCTTTGATCTCAAAGAGCTGAGATCGGTTCGCCCATATCATCGATTTCTTGTGGTGGATATAAAATTTCTGGATCAACATACAACACCTCTGACATATGCTTGAGATTCTTAGGGTGAGGCTTCTTTATACCTCTCTCCCAGTTAGATATCACAACATCACCTGAGACCTTCAAATGCTTCGCTAACTCCTTCTGTGAAAGACCAGCACGTATCCTAAATCTTCGTACCTGGTTCTTAATACGATACTTCTTATACTTCACCCTATCTGCTAGTTTTGGATTCTCCTTCGTCATTATATAAGATAAATAAATTACTACACCTAGTATATAGAAAGATAATAAGAGGTCAAGTAAAAAGTAAGTCGAAAGGATTCTCGTCCTGGAAGACCCCTTTATGAAAGAATACTCTCCGTATACAGGGAGAAAATTCTCTTGTTTCCATTACTCGTATGAATGTCTGAGCAGAATTAAACTCTCCTTCATCATTCTTTTCTCTAGCAACATAGACAACCATATTAGCGTCATGAGAGAGTTTTCCTGTACCTGATAATGCGTCTGTTGATCTGAATGTTCCTTTAGGTCCTTCAGGCGCTTTTTTAAAGTGATGGATGAGAATAACAGGGTAGAGGTACTCATTGGTAAAGTGGAGTAGGGTGTTTGAGACATCCTTTTGTTTCTGGAAATCATCTTGTTTGGGTTTATTATCTATTTTATCGAGGTTGTCTATAATAACGAGATCAGCATCTTTATGTTTTAGGATGATGTTGAGTATACTGTCTATGGTGAGGGTTTCCCCTAAACGTTTCCCATAAATATGTAGGGTATTATAGTTTTGCAACTCGTCCTGTTTTCTTTTAAAGGGGGAGTCCTTACCGTTTGGATACACGCCTGTTTGTAGGTACTCTCTTTCTTCTAGGGGTTCTATACCAGCATAAGCACGTGCGATATTATCTATCAGTTGGTCCTTCGTCATCTCCAGGGTTATATACAGGATCTCTTTCCCTTGCTGGACGTTCTTTACAGCGAGATCAAAAGCTACGGTAGATTTCCCGCTCTTTGTTTCACCTGCTAGCACCATATAACAGTAATTCTTTATAACAGGAAAAGCCGCATCCATGTGCGGCGTGTTCCAGTTGATAGGATCGTACACTTTCCCCTTCTTTTTTCTATGCTGGGATACACTATTTATATCATGAACATATGCAAGCTTCTTTTGTAGATAGTCCCGCATATTATCCATTAGAAGAGTGTATTAGTAATTCTATCAATTATCTCTTGGGGGAGATGTTCTATCTTAGTATACACTTCCCCCATAGATTTTCCTTTGAAGTGTTCTTTTAGTTCTTGCCCGTTCATCTGTTCTATTTTCTTCTTCTCTTTCACGTAGATATCACGCCATCCATGAACGATAGAGCGATCTAACTCATGAACGAGTTCATCATCAGTATATCCTTGGCTCTGTAGTACCCCTATTTTGCGTCGGAAACGTCTTTCAGCAGTAGGAGTCATCGGGAATTTCCCTTCACTCCTGTACGTGATAAAATCCTGTATGATTTCTTCTAGTTCATTCATCTAAACATAGGTGAGTCTGGCAAATTTGCAAATGGCGACCATATAAATATAAAAATAGCTAGCATATTAAAATGGTATTTCATCAATAGATACATCAGCAGGTGCAGCTTCTTTCTTGTCTAAGAGAATATATTTCTCCAGGACGATCGTAGCTTTGTATACTTTCTTTTTTGTTTCTTTATCTTCCCATGATTCTGTTTTGAGTCTTCCTTCAACGTATACCCGTGAACCTTTCTCAGCGCTTGTAGATAAATACTCAGCAGAATCACCCCATACAGTGATGTTATGAAATTCTACCTCTTCTAACCATTTATCATCCTTCTTCCATGATCTATTTGTTGCAATAGACAGGTTGAGTAACTTCATCCCACTTCCTACCTCTTTCAATTCAGGGTGTTTTGTTAGTCTCCCTATAATCTGAACTTTGTTTAAGTCCTTCATGTATATATTATTAAAAAAATAAAGGAGTATGCGTTTCCAGACATACTCCTCAATTCGGTGTGTTATTCCTTAACTGAGTGGAGTATATCTTTTGTTATCTTATTTGTCTATAGTTTCCCTGTTAATTGAGTAATTCTGTACTCATGTTCTTCGAGTTCGTTCCGTATATCTAGTACAACGCCCTGCATCAGCATAATAAAAGCTACTTGTATAGCTAAGAGTGCAAATAGTAACGTGTAGATATACACATCATCTCTAGTCATTATCGATTGTAGTTAAAAATTCTTTCCAGCTTGCTGCACCGCTCAGCATATCAAAGGGATTCGGGATAGCTTGAAAGTCACCTGTATCAGGATCATAAAGACTCTCTCCTGTTATTTCCTTACAAATACGCCGTATCATCGTACAGAACGCCATAATAATCTTATCGTCTGGGAGTTCTATAGTAATAGGTCTCACTTGAGAGGGTATATACGGTTTTTGCTCATCACAACAATCAACATATTCCTTGTCCTTCTTCTTTGATTTATTCAGTACCTTCTCACAACTCTGGCACTGTGTGCGGTTCTTCGTCTTCTTGATCTCATAGAAATGCATCCGAGCTGGATACTCTCCATATACCGCCTTACATAACAAGAAATACATGATCGATTGTATCCTGTAAATAAGTGGGTCTTTATCTGGACTTGAAAACCCAGCTACCGTCTTCCAGTCTATAATCTCCATTTGTCCGTCTTTGATCGTTATAGCGTCCAGTTTCCCTTTCATGGGTATTGGGAGGGTAAAACCGTCAGGATCTGTTACAAGGGAGTTGAGTGTTACTTCTGAGTCTTGTACATCTCCTACATCAGGACGATCTTTGATAAAAAACTCGATGGTCTGTTCCATGGTTCTCCTGGATTTCTCAGGACTCCCGTTTTTACCGTAGTCTGTAGATGAGCCTCTATACGTGCAATCATCGATCATCGTATCTATATCTTGCTCAGGTTGTTCCTTTAGGATTCTATCTATAGCATGATGCACTACTGTACCCTCAAGCATCGCTGCATTCTTCAGGTCTGAGTACTCTTTCTTTATGTATGTTTTGTAAAACATCGCTCTGTCACTGCAATACGTCCGTACAGAGGAGTATGACAGATGTTCAATGGGAAAATTCATATTCTTAGGTTAATTTAAATCACTAGGCTTGTACTTCTTCTTGCAGTCTACACAAGCATACATGTCAGGTTCTCCTTCTTTACCTTTATAGAGTTTCATTTCATCCTTACATTCAGGGCAAGGCTTCGTGTTTGCTATTTGTTTCTTTACCGCTGTAGGTGTAGGCTCGTTCTTCCATATATGGAGGCCAATACCTAACTTTGAACATGCTTTTGTAAAGGCATCCGTCTCAGCTCCTTTGTATGCGTCTCCTCTGTCTGGATTATCGTTTCCACCGAAGGCAGTCACAACAAAAGTAGGGTACTCAGGGAATGCGATAGTAATATGAACAACAATCATCTTATCGCCTGGCGTTGCTTCTACTACTTCAGCCTTCACCACCCAGCCACCTACGCCGAAAACATTATTCATTCTTTCTATAACGTATGCAGGGTTGATAGTCGTCAAATACTTCTTCGAGGGGTGCTGCTTGAGCGCTTCCTTAGGTAAAGGCTCATTCAACATGTCTTTCATCTCATGTGAGAGCTTCTTGATTTCTTCTTTCTTTTCCACGGTAGAATATTATGTATAAAACATAAATAGAATAACAAAAAGATTGGTAACATCAAGCTATAACTAAAAAACCCCCAGTTATTCTGGAGGCGGTTTAGAGTAAAGCAGTGTATACGTGAGTAAGTGGTGTTTTGACTTACGTGAAAGCTGATCTGTACTGTGGTTTGGGTAGGCTTCTAGGTACTCGATGAGTAATGCTTGATAGTCCTGGTGGTACTCTGGATCAATAAGATTGAACGGGCAATGTCCCAGTTCTTTGCTTACTCTAATGTCAAAGTTTTCCAGGTTCCTGGCTAGTGTGTATTTCATATTAGTATTCTACATCATAGGAAGTAAGATCGTCCACCATCTCATCACATCGAGCGCAGTATGCTTCTTCGTCGATTGTATCTTTTATTTCATGTTCAAATAAAAGTGATTCTCCATCTATAACAAAGTAATGTCTGTCGTGTACTCTTTTATAGAAACGGACGGAGGACTCGCAAAACGGGCAAACAAACATAGGTAAGGATTAAAAAACAAACGCCAAAGCCCCGTAAGGCTCTAGCATCTGGCTTTTATTAGTTAGTTCTAAAGAGATAATACAAGTTGCCGTTTATTGTACTTTCTTCCTCTGAACCGTCGTATGGTGAAAGTGTATGTCCATAACCATCATAGCTACAATCTTTCATGAACTTTTCACTGTCAAAATAACATCTGTATGCCTCTGGTAATTCACAAAGCACGCAATCATCAATGTACTGGTCAATCTGGTCTTCCCATTCTTCTAATGTTTCTCCATCAGTAAGCACTCTATAATCTCCCTCTGACGTTTCTACTTCGTCGAGATGTTCTTCATTATAGAAATGTTCTTCAAGTTCAAGCCTTTCTTCTTTTGGAAGTGTTACATGTTCAAATAACATATCCAGTTTTTCACGTACAATCGGATCCATAAGAATCTTTTGAGGATCGTTATTGAAAACGTCCTGTAAAGTTTTAGGCTTCAAGCCTTTTTTAAAGGTTTGCTTCATAGTGTATTTAGTTAAGGATAAAACACTAACGCCAAGGACAAGCCCTAGCGTTAAGGTTCTATACAGTCATCATCTCTTGAAATAATGTTTCTTTTATAAGTGTTCCACATTCTCCATACTTTTGTACTATCCACTCAAAATCACGTTGTATCAATTTTGTATTGTAGTCCAAGTTCTCATTTATAGCCGTTTTTGTTGTTACCGTTCTATAGCCCTCAGTTCGTAGCACCTTTTCGCCATTCTCTTTTTCCAGGACTATCTCAGTCAAATGAAGCCAGTGACCAATATCACTATCTGGATAGATTACTCGGTGTCGATTGTTTCCATCTTTTGTGATAGTACAGTAAGGAATGTTTCTTGACTGTAAAAACGCTCTCAATGCCGTTTTTGTCGTTCTCATAGTGTTAGTTGTTAAGGATATAAACACCTCACAAGGCACAAGTAGTTTGTACCCTGTTAGCTAGTTATATTATATCGAGCGTCTTCATTGCTTTGATTAGCTCATTGTTGACGTTGGAAACGTTAGCTTGAATCATTTCTATACCTTGGACAAAGTCCCATTTTTCGCACATTTCAATACGTACCGCTTGCATATACTGAAGGAAACTCGCTTCTTTTGGCTTCATATTCTCAAGCATTCCGAGAATGAAATCCATACTTTTGACCTCTATAGCAGGCCCCTGTAAATTATTCATAGTGTTAGATAGTTAAGGAAATAAACACTCTCCAAGGCTCCTAGAAGCCCTAGAGGCTATTTACTTTTTCCATGATTTGAAATCAATGTAATATGAGAGATTTTCACCACTCACTTTATCAAAAAAATCTATAGCCTGGTCTGCATGTTTTTCTTTCGTTGAATGTCTTTTAGGTGGACTTTCGTTGTATACGATTGTAAATATCATTTCTTTTTTAGGTACATATTTATGCACTATTGCATAGAATTGCTTTGAAATGTGATTCACATAAGTTGCGCCAGAGTAAGTCGTGCATACTGTTCTAACATCATAATCAATATCAGATATTGTTTTACAAGTGTTCATGTTGTGGAAGTTAAGAAACAAACATGTGACAAGGCTCATGACTGAACCCTGTTAACTGTCTATTTATACTCATTCGACATACTAGCCAAATACTTTATAAACTGTTTACCTCTTCCAAGCGTATACCCCAGGAGGAAAAAGAAAGAATAAAAGATCATTGTTGTAAACATATTGTAGTTAGAAATAAATAAATTTTTTATCTATAAGCAAAGTTCTGGTATTAGTCCGGCTTCCTCAAGTATCTCATTACGTTGCTTGATAGTGAAATTCTTTCTGTTACTCACTAACTCTATTAGTAAGTTCTCAGCCTGCTCAGAATCTAATTCATTTAATTCAAATTCACTGTATCCAAAATAATCAATTAGTGTTGCGTCGATGTCATGCATAATATTGTAGTTAGAAATAAATATCTAAAGACCTATACATTGTACAAGCCCTTAGTTATCGATTTGCCTAGTTGTGAAGGAGCAAGCTTTGTAGTTGTCTGTTGCTTTGTATGTATAAGATATAGGAGAGTATTATCTTATGCAAGTGGTTTAGTGATTAAAAGGATAATATAAAGAGGCAATTGCGTAAAAACAAGTTAGATAGTATACTTATACATATATTGACTTAATATTATCTTGTTGCATGGAAAACATACTACCAGTACAGAAAAATAAAGGAGGAAGACCTAAGAAGTTTGCTTCTCCTCAGTGGATGAAAAAGCTTGCACAAGACTTCTTTATAAGATGTCAGAATGATGAAACAACGCCAACTGTCCTCGGATTCAGTTTACACTTAGATATACCTTATAGAACATTGTTGGATTATGGCAATGATGAAGAGTTTTCACCAGTGGTGGAGATGGTGAAGAGTAGATGTGAGAACTGGTTGTTGCAGGATATGTTGAAAGGAAAGAGCAATGCAGCTACTGGGATGTTTATATTAAAGAACTTAGGTAAAGATAGATGGAAAGATAAGCAAGAAATACAGACAAGTGGCACTACAGACCACATTATCAATGTTATGCAGTACAGTAAGAAGCTTGAAGATTCCAAGGACACTTAGTACCTTGGAGTAGTCCAGGATGCATTACAGAGCATTTAAATAGGTTACAGTATTATCACCTATTACATATATGAGTGAATGATACTTTGCACAAGATATGTTGTGCGAAGTCTAATCGAGAGGGTATTGTTTTGTATAGTGTTTACTGTAGCCATTTATAATATATGTATATTTGTGGTGTATTTACTTATGTTGACTATAATTGTATAATACTATTATTATAAAACATTTATAGCGGGGGGTGGGGGTTCCGCCTCGTCTCCTTATATATAGTTATTATGTCCCACTAAATTTTTCCCCCCATTTTTCAAAACACCTACTTAAAAACACTCCACACTTTTGTCAAGTAACCTTATATTCTTTTAAACATTTCATTTGTTTTTCACTCATTGCCCCATACACATTGACACAACTTCTTTTTATTTCATTATAAGAGTAAAGCAAATAACCCCTAAAGAAGTCCGAAGATTTCCTTTGGGGTATATTTATTCTAACAAGTCTATGAAAACCTATCATAGTTATTTTACACGAATTTTTTCACCCATTGCTCCTTATGTATTGACACATACTTCTTTTATGTTATGTGTTTATATATACTAACTTGTTATGTAGTATCTCTTTTTATATAGAAGGATACAAAGAAACAAAAAAAAGCCCCCGTTTATAGGAGGCTGAGAGCATACAGGGTAAAAGTGGTGGGAATCAAAGGGATATCTACTTGGTAGATGGTTTCTTTAATTTACAGTCTCGATCCCAGGAATGGCCCCAGAAGTTTAATTGTCTGCGCCATGATTTTATTTGTTGCTCGATTATAGGTTTTTGTTTGGTGTATTCTTGCAGCATTTTGTTTTTCTGTAAACCTTCTTGTTTTAAGAGAAGATCCATTTGTTTTTTCATATTCCCCATAAAGTACAGCATCCCGTCCATTTCGATGAGATGATCGTATACGCCTTCGCAGGAAAGTGTTTTGTACTCAGGTGCAGGTCCTACGTCTTTTAAGTCATCAGCGTAAGATATACCCCCAACAATAAGTGACATACAGATAATGAGTAATAATGTTCTCATTAGATTATTCCTTTCGTTTTTGCTAGTTGAAGTATAAAGGGTTGACGAGAAAAGACAAGTGGGTTAATTTAAGAGTGCATTCATTATCTACAGATTAGTAAACGATCCTTATAGGGTTGTAGAACATCGTCTGTAGAAACGGTGAATGCAACTGCAACTCTATAAGGATTTTTTACTGGGTTGTAAGACGGAAGCAAGGTTGTCATCAATACCTTTTGTACAACGTCATTAAATAAGCAGTACAACAAAGGATGACCTGGGACTCGAATCTCATTCGTCGATAGCTACCTTCCAATGACTCAGACATCTTTCTGGGTAGGGCTAGGGACTAGGACAAGGAGAAGCAATAACCGCAAGGGCACTACTGTTATCGAGGAATAGATTAAGATCCCAGAGAGGGCATTATAGTATTACCTTAGTAACTACCATAGTATGAAGAAAGAGAAGTTTCATTACAGAGTATTCAGCTACAAGCTACATGAAGGCACGGCTGAGTTATTAAAGAAGCAGAAGATAGAGAGTGGCCTCAGTTGGAACCGTTTTATATATCAACTAATAACTAAGGATGAAGAAAAAGAAACGTAAATTTGTTGATTACTATGAATATATAAAGAGTGATGAGTGGAATGAGAGGAGATTAAAGTTTATGAACTCTAAAAAGGGCAGAGGATGCTGTAGAATCTGTAAGACGAAAAAGAATCTACATGTACACCATACAACCTACAAAGACCTAGGAGACGAAAAAGATCATCATTTAACAACACTGTGTGCTGAACATCATAAAGGAGCACATGAGTATATATGTGAGAAAGAAAAAAGTATCTATCAAGGAACTTCTGAATATATATACTCTATGACAAAGGGTAAGCATGGAACAAACCCTGTTAAAAAAAGTCAAACCAAGAAGAAGGGTAAAAATAAGGAGTGGTCTAAGAAAGAATACCTCCTTTTATTTGACACAATGAATGAATATCTTATAGAAGTACGAGATACAATAGATACTGAGAAAAAAATACAGGTGAATAAGCTAGTAGGTAAATTAAAGAAGAAGTTGAAGTTCAAATAGTTGACACAACCACTTGAACTACATACCATATAGGTGAATACATTATCACTACTACCTATGTATACACAAGCAACGTACAGGATTGAGGCAAATCGTCTAAAGAATCAAATGAGGGACCTTGTTCATCTTACGTATGAGGAGAGAATGCTTCTTATAGAGTTGTTAGAAAATTCTATAGCAACTAAGGAGACGTATGAGCTTTGTGAGAAAATACAAGCATACAACGACTAGGATTGTTAAACATTTGCGTGCGACTAACACCGTGGTACATTGATTATAGGTACATTATAATTGATGAGTTATGCCAGGTTCAGCCGCGAATTTAAAGAAAGATAAGGACAATAACCTTTTGCATATAGCGAGAGGGATGAAGACTGCTGATATAAGCGGATCTCCTAAACTATCTCCATTTACAGTAGGAGCTTCTATAGAGGAGTTCGTATTTCCTACGGATTGCGTAGAGATGATTATTGTAAATACAGATGAGGATTTACGTGTATCACAAGATTCTACGATGACTTCATATATCGTAGTACCTGCATTAACAGGATGGGTTAATCAAGCATCGGACCGAGGAAATATATATATGCAACGAGATGGCGCTTCTAGTTGTGTTGTTTCTTTTATGTATAGCGCTCTTTAACAGTAATATATGGCTCTTAGAGGACGAAGAAGAAGAGGTTTAGGACTACATTTAGGGTTGGGGATTACTTCCTTCCTTACGGGTCTTATACGAGAGAAAATAACTACTATTACAAATTTTATCCTAAAGGAAGATGGATTTTATCTTCTTCAAGAGAATGGAGATAAACTAATATTATAAACTAACGACTTATGGCAGACACGAAGATTAGTGCATTAGTAGCGGTTACAACCCCCTTAGCGGGTACAGAAACCCTCGCTATGGTACAAGGAGGAGTAACGAAGAAAGTGACCGTACAAGAATTTGATGATGCAGTTTCTGCTATAGGATTTTTCCATGACGAATATGTTTCTGGGGTAGCTCAGACAGTATTCTCAGGATTTTCAGGTACATATACAATAGGTTCTAATAGATTGCAGGTGTGGAAGAACGGTATCCTTATGCGTAAGGGTGCTACGGAAGACTATCAGGAAACTAGCTCCTCAAGTATCACATTTAACTTTAACTGTGATTCTGGCGATTTTATAACTATACATCACGTGTAGTACCCCTTTTTATATCTTGTCACATTTTAAAACATGGCAACAACACAAATCCCGTCGAAACAAATTTTGGACGGATCAATCGTGGACGCGGATATCAACGGATCAGCAGCGATAGCTCTCAGTAAATTGGCTGAGTCAGTTATACAGGCTGATGGTGGTCAAACGTACACGGCGAGTCAACCTATGGGTGGATTCAAACTAACTGGTCTAGGAGCACCAACGGCTGCATCAGATTCTGCAACGAAAGCTTACGTAGATGGTCTTACGCTTGGTCTTTCTTGGAAAGGTAAAGTTATAGCATCACCTACAGGTAATATTAACTTGGCTACTTCGGTAAGTCCGAATCCAGTTGATACTACTGTTACTCTAGTTGATGGAGACAGAGTTTTACTTCAAAACCAAACAGCTCCTGCTGAGAATGGTATCTATGATGCTGTTACAGCTATAGACCCTGCTACATGGACACGAGCAACTGATATGGACATTTGGGCTGAAGTACCAAGTGCTGCTGTATTCGTAGCTGAAGGTACTGCAAATGGAGACAGAGCATTCAACTGTACATCAGATGATGGTGGAACATTAGAAACAACAGCTATTACTTGGGTTCAGTTCGCTGGATCAGGTGCTACTACTGCTGCTGCTGTATCTTATGACCCAACAGGTGATCTTGTAATCACTAATTCTACTGTACAAGACGCTCTTGGAGATCTTGATACTGCTATCGGAAACAGAAACTATACAGATTCACTTATCCTTACAGATAGTCAAACTGTTACTGCTTCCCTTGAGGCATTGAATGTAGCTTCTGGGAACCAAACATACACGAATGATTTCGTGGTGACTGACTCTCAAAGTTTTACTGCTTCAGTAGACGCTCTTGATACTGCTGTTGGATCTAGACTTTATACAACAGAGAATAAGATCGCTGACTCACAAGCTATCAGTACTTCACTAGAAGCACTTGATAACGCATTTACTGCACTAGAAGCTGTAGGTGCAGGTACAGAAGGTGTGACTAAGGTTGGAGACCGAGCTGCGAGATACTCAAACTTCACTGGAGGTGCGACATTAGCTGCTACTCTTACTGGAATCGATACAGCACTTGGAGGATTTGATCCTGCTGAGACTGCTGCTGAAGAAGAAAGAAGTGGTTCTACTTCTCAAACGTGGATACTATCTGCTACACCTAATACAACAAAAGGAAACCTCCATGTTTTCTTGAACGGTATGAAGTTGTACGTAGGTGCTGGTAACGACTACACTATTTCGACTGCGACTATTACTTTCAACCCTACACTTGTAACGGCTGATAGAGTTGTAGCTTCATATTATAGCTAAACGATACTATAGGGGGGATGATTGGGTCCCCCCTTTCAATACATAATTAACGGAAACTACTTATGGGTAAAAGAACAGTAAATACGCCTGATAAAAGAATTTCTTCAGGAAAGATCAATACACATATCGAAAGACTCACGGAAGAAATAAATGATCACAAGAACGTAGTGGCTATGGGTAAGGATAAAATAAGAATAGCGACGGAATCTGTGGAGAACGTAGCTCGTCTACAGGAACAAAAAGAGGCTCAGGTAACTATTTTACACGAATTATTAGGAGAAGATGACACAGACAAGGAGACCAGCTAGACATATATACGACCTAGAAGTTACTGATGGAGGTGGTTTAACAGTAAACGTTAATCTAGGTAATATAGATGAACAAGGAAATGTTACTAATTTCACAGGAGTTTCAGCTCAAGTAGTTACTGATGCTACAACAAACTACGTAGAAATAATCTCGGGTTCAGTGAGTATTAATACGACTGGATTCACGGAAGGATCTGTGAGGCTTGCTGAAGTAGTTACTGCTGCTGGTTCAGTATCATCTATCACTGACAGGAGAGTGCTTTTTACGTCCGCAGGTGCAGCCGAGGCTAATACGGTAACAGTAGGACCAAAGAAAGAATACACGACGATACAGGGAGCTATAAACAGTATTACAACTGCATCTATATCTAATGTATTTATTGTGGATATAGAGCCAGGAACGTATACAGAGAATTTGACGTTAAAGGATTGGGTGTTTCTTAAAGGAAGAAGTCAGTCATCAAAACTCTCAGGAAAAATAACACATGGAGGAAGCGCTACAGTAGAGATAGATAATCTCTTTATAGAGACTTCGGATGATTTCGCAGTTAATATGAATGGAGCGGCTGATACATGTACACTGAAAATAACGAGATCACTTATGAATTGTGACTGGTCAGGTGACGCTTCACAGTTTCAAGGAGTATGTAGTCTTACGAGAGGTCAGTTTGTTTGTTACGGGAATGATTTGAATATGGTAAAGACAACATCAGACGCTACGGCAGACCAGCAAAACACGGTCTTCTATGTATCTGGTGCAGAAAAAGTAGAACTAGACTCGTTTAATTGTATACAAAATATCCTTACGCAGGATTTGAATGCGGATGTATCTCTTCTTCACTCAAGGAATACTGATGTGGAATCAAAGATGTTTGTGAAGGATGGGTTCTGTACGATACTTCTTCAGTCTACGGGATTACATGCGAATATAGTGACAACGTTTGAGATGGAAGCGGCTCAACATAGAAGTACATGTTCTGGAAATCTTGTGAGATGGGAGGCAGTAAACGCTACGGCTGCTGGATTAAAGTTCTTAGGAGCTCAAACAACTAACTCAGGAGTATCTACAGCGACGATGTTTATAAGTGATAACAGGTTCTTATGGGAAGGTGCTGGGATTACTGACAGTGATATATTCCTAGGATCTTCTACGCACGCTAATGACAGGATGTATATGGGAGATAATATCTTCTTTACGACGGCTGACGTTATTCCAACAAGAGATACGGCTGTAGGATCATCTGGTCTTATGGAGTTCCTTGTAACGAACGGACAAGGTTCACAACAGGCTAGTGGAGGGTATACCTCTTCAGGCTCACTTACGGTGAACTCAGACTTCACTGGATCGAATATAGCTCAGTTTATAGGAGATAGTTTAACGACTGCTCAGTTAGCGAGATTCTCAAGTAATTCAGCAGATACAAGTACACGAAACTTAGTAGAAATAGTAAATGATAACACGGCTGCTACAGGAACAGTACCTTTTAGAGTACAACAAGATGCGGTCGTTAATACGAACTTCAAGAAAGTTATCTCTATAGATAATATTATACAATTTAAATCAGATGGTACAACTCCAGAAGGGAATTTATCGGGTGCTCTTGGTGACGTGTGTTTCAATGGTCCTAATGGGTTTATGTACAGATGTCAGGGAGGAACTACGTGGCAGAAGCTTACGCCGACAACGAATGATTATGCCTTTGCATCTGATGGAACAACACAAACTATAGCTGTAGCTACTACGTGGCAAGCTGTGACGTTTGATTCTAATACAACATTAGACGGATGGACTCATACTGCTACTACATCACCTTTTACGTGTCCAGAGAATGGGATATATCATTTTACTGTGAATACTTCTATAGAGAAGACGGTTGGAGCTGGTGGAGTGACGGGTGGAATACGTGCTACATTTAACGGCGCTATTATAGCTGGATCCCCTATGGGTACTACTGTTGGTGGTACTAATGCTCTTAGGAATATGTCTACTTCTGGGATATTCACTGGAGTATCTGGACAAGATTTTCAAATAGAGATTGTTGGTAGTACAGTAAATGTTCAGATAACTACTGGATTTGCAGGTGCTGAATCGATTAATTTAACAATAACGAGAATACAATAATGGCAATTAATGAAGAATATATATGTTTTGATGACACGAATTTTATTATTCTATCATCTCCTGACAATACAAAATGGAAGTTAGTTGTCGGTAACGATGGAGTTTTATCTACTGAAGAAGTAACTGAATAATATGCCTAAACACTACGCACTAGGAGAGAACGTACAGCATAAGACAGTATCATTTAATAATACAAAGGTGGTGAGTATTTCTTTTGATAAATCATTCTTAAAGAAACCTATGATTCAAGTAACGATGGGTGATAGTGGGACTGTTCCTGTATATAAAACGAATATAACTACAACTGGTGTGAAGATACGGTTTAAGACAAAATGGACAGGAGAAGTAGATCTTTTAGCAATTGAACGATAATACCATGGCAGTACTAACATTATGTCTAAATACAATCACTGAAGCTGATTATGATGGTGTAAATGAAACGAATAAAGAGTTATGTGGTGATATAGATGGGGTAAAACTTGTAGAGATGTGGATCGAAGAAAGTACTGTCTCTGACACTGATTGTAAAACAAACTTTAAAACACATCTTACGTCTCTTGGATACACGTGGGATAGTGAAGCTTAAATAATAACTGCTCGAATAGATGGCTGTAACAAAACTTAGTGTAGATAAACAAGCACAAGAAAAACTAGATGTAACTAACGGAGGTACGGGTGCTGCTACTTTAGCTGATCATGGAGTCCTTCTTGGTTCTGGTACGGGAGCTGTTTCTGTTACGGGAGCAGGTACATCAGGACAAGTTCTTACGTCTAACGGAGCTAGTAGTGATCCTACGTTTCAAGATGCTGGAGGAGGTGGTGGTGGGATGTGGACGTTCGTAGAAACTATCACTTTTTCAGGATCAAGTACTCAGCAGGATTCATCCGTGTTTTCTAGTCCTAGTAGTGCTGCTGCGTATAAAGTATTAGTAGATATAAAGAATGACCATACTGCAAGTAATAATGTGAGAATGTTCCTTAATGGTCTTACTGGATCTATTTATAGTTCTGCGAGAATACAATGGACTGCGTTCTCTGGATCAGCACTTAATCAAACTGGTGGGTGCCATGTTTGGGCGGGTAATTCACAAGATCTAATTCTTGTAGGAGAAATTCTTATAGGAAACAGAAAGGATGCTTCTGGTAGAACACCTATAACTGCTAATCTTGGTTCAACTGGTACTAATTCACAGGTATTATTTAAAGGAATGGTAGATATAGATCCTGATACAGCGGTGGATCAAATAGGGTTCTCCGCACAAAGTGGAAACATCACAGGAACATTTAAAATTTTTAGACACGATACGTAACCATTTATTATGAATACAAAGATTAAATTAATGAGGTTCAAGACTATTGTTGGTTTTGAAAATGGAGTAAATGAATTCATCAAAACATTAGGACCAGATAATTTTATAAAACTTGATTTTATACCAAAGACAACGGCTGATTATTATATAGCAATAGTGACGTACTTCGCATAATAACTAAGGAAACTGCATGGAAATTGATTTACCATATAACTTCGAGCCTAGGGACTACCAAGTTCCTTTATGGTCTGCGTTCGATGATGGGTATAAACGTATAATGTATGTCTGGCATAGGCGTGCGGGGAAAGATATTAATAGTATCAATCTTTTAGCGCGTGCGATGTACCAGAGGGTAGGAACCTACTTCTATCTTTTTCCTACGTATAAACAGGGGAAGAAGATTCTTTGGAATGGGATGAATAAAGACGGGTTTAAGTTCTTGCATTATATCCCGCCTGAACTTGTGGTACGGAAAGACAACACAGAGATGATCCTACAGACCACAAACGGCTCTATGATGCAGGTTATAGGTACAGATAATATGGACTGTTATGATGATGAGACTGAGATACTAACAAAAGATGGGTGGAAGTATTTTAAGGATATAGAAAAGGATGAAGTAGTAGCGACATTATCAGAAGATAATAATTTAGAGTATCACACAATAAATGAACGTGTATCATATAATTATGAAGGTGAAATGTATAAGGTGAAGAGTAAGGCGATGGATCTTCTTGTAACACCAAATCATAAGTTTTACGTAGAATCTAGGAAGGGTCAGAAGAAGTTTAAAGTGATCTCTAATGAAACAATTATAAATGATGCTATTCCATCAACATGTTCTTGGCTTGGAAAAATAAAGAAGACCTTTTTATTACCTTCGGTAGAAAGGAGTAAGAACGATCACCATTCATTACAGAACCAGGAGTTTGATATGAAAGACTGGTGTATGTTTCTTGGTATCTATCTTTCAGAAGGGAGTGTATATAAAACTAAGAGTGGTGATTATAGAGTGTATATAACACAGAAGGATGAAGATAAGGGTGGAGTAAAGGGAAATGTATATGAAAAAATAAAAGATCTTTTAGATAGGATGGGATTAAAATATTCTTACGATGGGAAAAGTTTCCTTATAAATAATCGTGAGTTACATCTTTACTTAAAACAATTTGGGAATGTATATGAAAAACATGTTCCAAGAGAGATATTAGAATTAGATAAAGAATATTTACAATGTATTTTTGACTGGTTAGTATATGGGGATGGTTCTATACAAAAACATGGACAGGTAGATTATTATTCAACGTCAAAACAATTAATTGATGATGTACAGGAACTTATTATAAAACTTGGGTACTCTGGAAATATACGTGTGAAGCAACAAAAACCTTCATATATTAATGGTAGAAAGATTGAAACAGATAAACCTATGTATCAAATTACGTTACGTAAGAGTAAATATAAGAGGTTTTGTACATCTAAGGAATCATATATATCAAAAGAAGAATACAGGGGGAAGGTGTACTGTGTAGATGTGAAGAATCACGTAATAAAAGTAAGGAGAAATGGGTTTGAAACGTGGTGTGGTAACAGTATCGTAGGAACGAATCCAGTAGGGTGTGTGTTCTCAGAGTACTCTCTACAGAATCCTGCGGCTTGGGATTTTATCTCTCCTATTTTAGCTGAGAACGGAGGTTGGGCTATCTTTGAGTTTACACCTAGAGGAGAGAATCATGCGTATGATCTCTTGAAGTATGCTGAGAACAACAAGAACTGGTTTACACAGGTACTTACTGTAGAAGACACGAAAGCTATACCAAGAGATATCTTAGAGGAAGAACGGATGAACTTAATGCAGAGGTATGGAGATGATGCTTTTTACCAGCAAGAGTATATGTGTTCATTTAATGCACCACTACAGGGAGCATATTATGCTACGCAACTACAACAAGCTGAATCTGATGGTAGAATAACAAAAGTCCCACATGATTCTGCTACTGAGGTACATACATCATGGGATCTAGGGATGGATGACTCTACAACGATCTGGTTCTTTCAAGTTTGTGGACGTGAGATTCATTTTATTGATTACTTAGAAGAGTCTGGAGAAGGTCTTCAGTTTTATGTAGAGAAATTAAAAGAAAAGAAAGATGCGGGTAAGTGGATATATGGGAAACATTATTTACCACATGATGTAGAGGTACGTGAAATGGGTACAGGAAAGAGTAGACGACAAACATTACAAAGTTTAGGTATCACGAATATAAAGGTAGTTCCAAGAATCCCTAGTATCCAGCACGGGATCCAGCAGGTACGTAATATCTTATCGAGGTGTTGGTTTGATAGGGAAAATTGTAAGACAGGAATTAACGCTATGAAGGCGTACAAGAAAGAGTATGATGAAAAAAACCAGGTGTATAAATCACGTCCCTTACATGACTGGTCTTCTCATGCTGCTGATGGATTCCGTACATTTGCTTGTGGGTATAAAGATATCATTCAACAGGTAGTGGAGCATGTTCCTATGGAGTTTGATCCATATGACTGAAAACTTTACAGAATGGGTATACAAACGTATTGTAAGTATGAATATATAATTGATGATGTATGGCTGAGATAGACAGCAATTTAAAAAAAGAACTAGAGGATTTAGAGAATATGGATAATATAAATTTAATCGGGCAAGTTCAAGCTGAACACCAGGTTTCTTTTGATTACATGGATTCCAAGAGAGATAAATGGAAATCTCTTATGAAGATTTATAATAATCAGAAAAGAGATAAGAACGCTATTGGAGATCCATTGATGTTCACGATACTACAAACAGTTATAGCATCATTATATGATGATAAGATGGCAACGGAGTTTATTGGACGAGAAGAGGGGGATCAGAGCGCAGCAGATAATTTAACGTCTCTTGCGCTCTTTGATTTTGACGTGATGGACAAAGATCTCTTAGATTATGATTGGACTTTTGATGCAGCTTTCTTTGGGAAGGGTTTTCTTTTGTTTAATGAGTTTAACAGGAAACTAAAGACACCTATTCCACATAAGATTAATCCTATGACATTCTTACATGACCCACGGGCTGTGAGTATGGATGGTCATTTCGGTGACGGAGCAGCACGGTTTTGGGGAAGAGAGATTATGTTGACGAAACGTCAAATGAAGATGAACCCTGCGTATTTTGATATAGATGAATTAGTACCAGGAGAAGAATTTAATTCTCTTACGAAAGATGAGCAACAAGCACGTGATGATCAACAGGGTATGGAGTCTCAGACAGAACAAGATCTTGTATTACCTTCTAGCGAGAATGATTACTTCAATCTCCTTGAGTGGTATACATATATAGATGGAAAGAAGCATATTGTGACGTTAGGTAATGAAAGAGGTCATGTAGTACGTGTACAAGAATTAAAAGACCAGGATACATGGGGAGTTATCGAAAGACAGATATACCCTACATCTGGTAGTTTTTGGGGTACAAGTATACCAGATCTAGTAGAAGACAAACAAAGACTACGGGCAAAACTACAAAATATAGCAGCGAAGAGTGTAGAGTTTAATACATTCGGGATGTATATGTACGATAACAATAGGATCACTAATATCTCAGAACTAGCGAGACCTGCTCCTAATAAACTTATCGGTATAGATGGTGATGTAAACGGAGCTATCCAACCTATTCCTAGAGACCAGGTGAAACAGGATGTTCAGTATCTTATGGATATCTTAAACGCAAACGCTGAGAAGTCGACAGCGACACCTGCTATACAACAAGGAGCGACACCAGACACAAGTAGAACAGCGACAGAACAAGTAATACAGAGACAGTCTGTAGATTCACGTTATGGTTTAGCTGCTAAGATGTTTGGTAACTCTGAGAAGAGGTTCTGGAGACGTTGGTATCAGTTATACAAGAATCACTTTAAGTCAGGAATAGATGAGAAGATCCTTCGTGTTACTGGTCCTTTAGGGTATGAGTGGAGACCTCTTCATAGAGAAGATATCGTTTCAGGAAAGAATGATCCAGATATTAGAGTACAAAGTAAGGTTATTTCTGAAGCTGAGAGACTTACGGAGTTACAAGCTATGTCGAATGTTCAACAGATTCTGGCTCAGAACCCTAATTTAAATAGGAACTTTATGGACAAGAGACTTGCTAAACTTTCAGGTATGACACCTGATGAGGTGAAGCTTCTTATTCCACCTACGGCTGAGGATTTACATGCAGAACAAGAAAATCTTGCGTTGAATGAAAACAAATCACCTAAGGTAAGTATAGAGGATGATCATATGGCTCATTTAGAGATCCATAATAAATCAAGTGATACGGCAGCGAAGAGAGCACATATCGCCATACATTTGAAAGCGATGCAAGAAGCACGTACAATGAAAGAGCAACTACCTATAACAGAGGAAGGAATAGCAGGAGTCCCAGGAGAGGAACAGGCTACTGGACCACAACCGACAGCTCCACAAAACCAAAACCAACAACAAATTTCACCAACACGTTTGAACTTTAATGACTTATCAAAACAATAATGAGATTATCTGACCACGGGTTTACCGTAGAAGGAGCGCTTCATACATTGAAACATTTAGAGAAGAGTGAGGGATGGAAGTTAATGAGAGTAATTATCTCAGAGGGATTACGGGGTATAGAGCACGAGATGTTTGAAAAAGAGGATATAGATGTTGCACGACTGCATCGTCTACGTGATAAGAGAAAAATGTTATTTGATTTACTTAAACTCCCAGAGACGTATATAGCGTTACTGGAGGATAATACGGAAAAGATCGATATGGATCCGTACGAGTAGAACATTTGAATGGGGGGTGGTATGTGCTTTTTGAGCAGTTTCCACGTATACCACTCTCCTTTCAAGCGTTTTACTACGCTTTTATCTCCACCAACGTATCGTTCGCCACGAGATACTACGGTGTGTAATGGAAACAACTTATGGCTGAAGAACAAAACCCAGTAGTAGAAGAGCAATTACAGGCTGCTCCTGAAGTTACTGAGACGGTAGAAATACCAACACAAGAAGATGTCCCTGCTGAAGTTTCTCCTTTGGATACTACCGAAGTGATACAGGAAACTGATGAGGATACACCACCTGTTAAGAAGACTCCCAATGATTTTATCTTGGAACGTCTGGCTAAAAAGAAGAAGGAAGCACAGGACGAAGCTGAAGTTCTCAAGCAGAGACTAGCTGACCTGGAAAACCAAAAATCAACAGAACAACTTGCGAATGAAGCAACGAATGAACTGGTCCAACAAAACCAACAACTCCAACGACAAATTGATGTACGAAGGTTCGTGGAAGAACAACCTGACTTCAAGAAGTACGAGGAGAAGATGAATAAGTGGTCCGAACATCCGTCTTACGCGAATATCCCTGTCCAACAACTAGCATTTGCTGTTGCGGGTACGGAACTTATCCGAGTAGGAGCCAACCAAGCTGCACAGGCAGATATGGAGGCTGCATCCACGCATGTATCTGGAAATGTCTCTCTAGCACAGACAAACAAAACTCCTAAACTTGCCAGTGAAATGACAGACGAAGAGTTTGAAGCTGAGGTAAAAGCCATAAAGAGAAAAGGCTTTAACTAATATACTATTTTAAAAAATGGCAACTACTACAACGACTCAAATCACTCCTGAAGTGAATAATTATTACGATACACTTCTTCTTAAAAGAGCTGTACCGAAATTCCTTCACATGATGTTTGGGCAACAAAGACCTATTCCTAGTAACTCAGGAACTAAGGTAATCAAATTTAGACGGTACGGAAATCTTTCAGCAGCTACTACTCCTCTTACTGAGAGTATAACTCCTGGTGGAAGTTCTCTTAGTGCTACTGAAATCACTGCTACTGTTGATCAGTACGGAGATTACGTAACTGTATCTGACGTACTTGATTTCACTTCTAAGGATGCTGTACTTACTGAAGCTACAGAAATTCTAGGAGACCAAGCTGGAGATACTCTTGATCAATTAACAAGAGATGTTCTTGCTGCTGGTACAAGTGTGCTTTACCCAGGTGCTATCGTATCAAGGGTAACTGTTACTGGTACTGATCTTATCGACACTGATATGATCGACCGAGCTGTACGAACTTTAAAGAACGGAGAGGCTATGCCTTTCACTCCATTGATCTCTGCATCTATGATGATCAATACTGGAGCTGTACAACCTTCATACTGGGGACTTGTACATCCAGACACTACTTTCACTCTTCAAAACCTTAATGGTTTCCAAAAAGCGAAAGACTATGCATCTCAGACTGCTGTTATGCCTACTGAAGTAGGAGCATATAACGGAGTAAGATTCATAGAAACAACTAACACTAAGATTTTTGCAGGAGCTGGTGCTGCTGGTATTGATGTATACGCAACTCTTATCTTCGGAAAAGATTCATACGGTATTACTGATATCACTACACAAGGACTTATGTCTGTGAGAAAACCTTTCGGTTCTGCTGGTACTGCTGATCCATTAGATCAAAGAGCTACTGTAGGATGGAAAGCTACTCACGTTTCTGAGATTCTCAATGATAACTTCATGGCTAGATTAGAACACGCTGCTTAATAGCAACTGGAAACTGCTCATTATTTTTAAATTAAACTGCTTATGGATACTATAAAAAAAGAAGTAAATATGGAAAAAACACCTACGTTAAAACCAGTTCAGCCTGAGAAAAAAGTTGAGAAAGTAAAAGCTGAGGTTATAGAAACAAGTAAAGGTCTCACGAAAAAAGGAATAGAAGATCTTAAAAACAAGAACTTCCCTAAATATGTTGAACATATGATAGAGAACGGACCAAAGATAAAGATGATGATCCCTTATAAAGGAACAGGATCAGGTAAAGGACAGGTACAACCGTTCACTGTACAGGGTGTTCAATTCGTATATCCTGTAAATGAGATCGTTGATCTTCCTATACAATTCGCTGAAATGGTAGCTGAGAGATTCGGCATCACTTCCTCAGAATTATCTGATAGATACAGTCTCACAAAAAACCCTAAACTATCTGAAGGATTATAAAATATGCTATACACAGAATTTGCAGATCATGTGAGATACCTCACGAAGACGAATACTACTACACTTACAGATGCGGAGATTCTTCGTTTTTCTAATATATACAAAGATGATTTCGCTGATTCTATAGAAGAAAGAAACGAATCTTATTTTGATATGGAGATGGTAACTGATCTTATTGTTGGTCAAAGACAGTATTCTCTTCCTGATGAATGGATGAATCGTATTATACGTTTATCTGTAAATCTTGATGGTACGGATGAGGTAGCTGCAAAACCTATAGATCTCAGTATTTATACGGGGACACTAGAGGAATTAGAAATCCAAGGGAACTTCAATGATAATCCTCCTTCTTATGGTATACGGAGAAGAAGTTTATATATACTTACGGGTAGTCCTATTACTGCTCAAGTAG